TATGTAAAATTGTTTACCAGCAAGCTTATAACGATTTACATTTGCTCTAAGGCTTGCCATCTCTGCATTTGTAGTTACTATTGTTGAAGGTATTTGTATAGTATAGTCATAACCAACATCATCTGCCCAAAAAAATTGAACATTGTCATCACCGCAATTCAAGTCTCTATTTTCACTATCATCAAAAAAAAATAATGCTCCCCATACTTCAAAATCAATAACCCTTATTCGTCTATCAATTAAATCAAACTTATCATTCAACATCGCTTGTAAATAGCATGTTTGATAGTTATGCTTCAATCTGTAGTCAACTGCATCAACATAATCTTTAAACTGATTATGCACTTCACGCAATGGATAGTTTGCAGCCAATACCATAATGGTTGCATTTGCATTACGCAACCAAGTTGGCATAATCCACTGAACCAATTTTATGAATGAAATATTAAACATTATCAGCTATATAATTAATCGTTAAACCACCAATATTAAACTTACAGTACCCAGCTTCAGGAATAAAGGAACTGCCTACACTTTGCCATATTGAACCATCTGTTTTTCTTTCCATCGATTTTAAATTAACTTTTCGTCGACTTACACCATAACAACTTTGTAAGGCATCAATAAAGTTGCTGTTGATAAACTCACCATCAAATTCTAATGTAGTTGGGTAAAGTATAGCAGCTTCTTGAACAGGGTAACCAGCACCACTGGTACGTAAGCCATTTCCATCAATTAAGAGAGCATTATAGTATACATCAATTTCACAACGTAATAAATCTGCAACCTGATTATACACTAGTATATTTACACCAGCAGGTTTATAGCTTTTTATGTACACATGCAATGCAGCCAACTCAGTATTGGTAAGTGGTACAAGGTCAGTACCTACAAGCTTAGCTACTTTATACAACACATATCTTGCATTGTCAACTGTTGCTTCAGTAACAGCAGCGTAAGAAATTATTTTACTATTGGCAATTTCATCAATGGTGTGACCCGTATTATCAAATTGGTCAGTTTCAGGAATTAAATTGAATCCAAATTGAAAGGCTTTTAGCTTGGTACGATGCCAACTTAATGTTGGTGGTATTAAAGAATCCAATTTACCATCTACAGTTGTAATATGTGTATCGAATAATTTTTCATGTACATTAATAGCAAAGGCCTTAACAAAAAATAATAAACGCCAAATAGCCACTCTACTGGTATTGTTAAACATGGCTGTCATACTTGCATTCGATTGCTCTAATGCAAGTCTCTTTCCCTCTGCAACCATGCTATCAAATATTTCTTGTGTTGTACGTGCCATAATTTATTTTTAATCGAACAGTCCGTAAAAAACATCCCAATCATTTTGCTCTAATACTAGCGTTTCGAGTGCTGATGCTGGGCTTATATTCCTTCTTTCAAATACTTTAATTATTATTTTTTTTTCGTTAGCTATATCAGGAATTATTACTAAGTCACCTGCTATAATATCATCTCCAATACTTAGACTATTTAAAGTTGCTATTTCATCAATTCTTTCAGAATCTCCTAAATACTCAACAGCAATGTCTAACATTGTTTGACCACGTTTAGCTATTACTGTAACTGGCATTTATTGATACTTTTTTGTTAGTAATAGAAATACTATTTATAACCAACCCGTCTCCACTAAATTGTTTTCTAATTTCTGCAAACATTTCTCCTACATCTTCTGATTCTAAAAAATTAAATAAACCAACCCCAACATTTGGAAACTGTTTTAAACTACCAGGTTCAGTAATCAACAATAAATTTTGCTGCTGCTTATCACTTTCTCCTACTACTAAATCATAAGTATAGAAGTCTCTCATTAAGGCCATGTGTTCATCTAACAAAATATCTATCATTGTTTTACCTTATTATTTTCAACATCGCCTGTAACCGTTGCAGTAAGATGATTAGAAGCCCAACTGGCTGTTATTGCTTTTAAGGCTGCTCCTCCATCACTTGGTACAACTGCCCAGCTTGCAAATGCTGTTTTTAAATTGTTAATATCAATTTCAATTTTATTCCATCTTTCTACACTTTCTGCAAGCTTTAATAACCCTCCAAAATCTCCACCATTAAAAACTATTCCATTGCTTGTTACTTCTACCGTTATGTCACCTATTTTCAACCTCCATTTATCAACTTCACCAAAACCAACACACATAAAATCTTCATCATCTTCAATCATAATTGACAGGCACCATGTTCCCACTTTAGGGTAAACAGTTAGCCCTTCTTTATCATCAATCACTGGTCTTAACCTTACTTTCTTTAGCCTGTCATCATCTTTTACTACACAGGTTTTATTTTCAGTATCAACGCTAACAACTGTTCCCAGTAAGCTACTAGTGCTAATAGTTGCTTTTATAAATTCCCTGAGAGCCCCTCGTATTTCTTCATCAATTAGTGCCATGATTATACTTTTATTCCAATCTCCATATTCTGCCTGCCACCACTATTATTAAAACTGCCTTCAATGGCTTCTATAACATACCTGCCTGCTTTGTCCTGGTACTTGCTGTCACTAATACTACTGATGTCATTCAGCGTTACCATTGGTTCAAGAAAGCCAACCAGTTTTCCTGAAAAAGCTTTGTTATCATTATACTTTTGTAAATCGTCTCTAATTTTTTTTGCATGTTCACTGGTCGCATCAATGCCAAACATTTTTACTATTTTTTCATCTCCAGCTTGTAATGTTCTTACATGGTGTTTTTCACCAGTTTGTTTTCTTTGCTGTAAAACATAGTTTACCTGTGCTGGTGGCCTTACATCAAAAACTAAACCTTTATCATCAACAGTATTCCAATTCAACCGATGATTTACCACTTTTCCAAAACCTTCAGTATATCTCAACCCTACATAAAGTGTATCAAACTCGAAATACACAGTTTGCAGCATTTTAGTTTTTATGTATTCTAAAATCTCAATGCCAGTACAGTTTTTAAATTCAGTTTCTTTTACTGGCACATCGGGTATAGAATTACTCAGCTTAATATCAGTTCCTGTAACTACATCTTCCAAAATTTTCCTTAAAGAAATATTCGTATAGTTGTGGCTGCTTCTCTTTAATTGCAATTGATAACTATAACCTTCACATTCAATAAGCAATGGGCTTTGCAGGCTTATTTTTTTTATAAACCCTTTGAACCTTATTTTATTTTTACCATCGTAACCACAACTTATTGTTACTGGCATTCCTATTTTAAATTGGCTTCCAGTTTGCACCCTGCTATAAGTATTGCTATCCTTACTTTTAAGCATTGATATGGCAGGCACTATAATTGTTGCACTATCACAATAATTACTCTTACTACGCTTCCATGTACAGGCACTGCACTTAAATGGCTTAAAACCACCAATGGTTATATCGTTGGTCATTCCAAACATTATGCATATTCTAATGTAAAAACACTATCACTTTCAAGGTTCATAACAAATGGTCTTATATGCTTTCGGCCACCTTCTACTTCAGGTAAACTAAAGCCTGTCATCACAACCCTTTGTTGTTCCATATCAGGTATTGTATTATCCTGTAAGAATGGATTTGTTAATGCATTATCTAATCCAAATGCTTCGCCACTTTCATGCAATTTTTTCAACATGATTATATCATCTTCTGGCCACACCCTTCTTTCTTTATCAATAAAAAAGCCTTTAATGCTTATTTTGTAATCATCAATATTATACAACTCTTTTACTGTTCCTTTTCTTTCGCTAACAGTAGTTCTTACAATGTTTGTTCCACCACTTATGCTAATTACACTATAAGGAAGCTTCACCTGGTTACTGCCATTTATGGTAAATGGCAAATTGAATAATTTAGTTGGCAACCATATTTCAACACCCTTTACATCAACATCATATAATTGATTGCCTTGGTTCGTAAATTGTACTTTATTATTAAAGCTATTTACCACTGGCAAAAATTCTAAACCTGTTTTTTTAGGCAACCCACCAATCACAAATTTCGTATCAGCTTTTGCATTAGTACCCTCTTTAGGCACTACTGGTTTACTGCCAAAAAATTGGTTATACAATTGTTCTATTTCAAATACTATCGTTGACATAACTAATTAGTTTGAATGCTTGCACCACTATTCAATAATCGCAACCACATTACTTTCATTTCAGGTTCCAGTTTGTCAATAAAATCTTCAGCATCTTTCACAAACACTTCAATTTTATCAGCCAGCTTCATTTGTACACCATTAATATTTATTACACGAGGGCCACCACTTACAACACCTCTAGCAGCCTTATCACTTTCTACACTTGGTGCATTGGCTTTATCTTGTTTGGCTTCACGCAAACTCAACAGACTATTCTTGTCTTTATTCATAAGCCCTTTTAAAAAGGACTGACTTGTATTTCTTGCTGTTTCAGCAGCCCCATTATTTTGTGCCTCCCATGCCTTTCTAGCTTGTTCTAATTCTTTGCCTTGTAACGATACTTTTGCAGTTCCGTCAGCAGTACCCATCAACCCACCACTTACACCTGTCTGTATAGTTTTAGTAAATACTTTTTTGGCAGCTTCTTCATGATTTTTCAGCTGCGTATTAATGAACTCACTTTCAATTTCTTTGTACTTATCGGCTGCTGCTAATGCTGTTGCATGTTGTGTTACTGCACTTGTATAATCAGTCAAAGCTTTGGTAGCTTTTTCAGTCATTATAGTTTGCATATCGAATTTTCCGAAGTGATCTTCACTCAATCTTTTCAATTCATTAAGGCTTTGCTTCCTTATGCTTTCAGCAAGTGTTAAATCCCTAACCTTATCAATTAATAATTTTGCTTTGCTAATTTGTTCACCAGCTACTGCACTGCTTTGCTTATTTATATCATTGGTTAAATTGGCTGTATTCGTTAAATCGGCGAAAGCCGCATTTATTTCAGTTGTTTTACCAAATAAGCTATCAAATAAGGGCAACAGCAGCCCTATACCAATTGCTATTGCACCAATCCACATAGTTGCAGGATTCGTTGTAATTGCAATTTTTAAAGCATCTAAAGCAGTTTTGAAAATACCAACACCCATTGCAGCTTTCATTACAACCAGTACCAATGCACCTAAGCCAATTGCAAAACCAATTAAGGAAGCTTTATTATTTAAAATAGCTGAAAAGAAAGTCATTATTCCTTTTGCCAATGGTTGTAAAAAATCACCAAATGTTCTAAGTTTACTATGTACTAAATCCATAAAAGTAGACCACATACCAGTCATAGTTTTGCTCTGCTCTTCCATCATTCCATGAAATTTACCACCAGCATTAGTAGCATGTGCAAATGCATCTTCAACCATCTTAACTGTTATTTGACCTTTCTCCATTTCTTTTTCCAAGGTTGCCATGCTCTTACCTGTCATGATGCTTATTTCCTTCAATGGATTAAAGCCAGCATTAACCAACTGTAATACCTCCTGACCAGCTAAATGACCTTTGGCATATATCTGTCCAAAGGCTAATGAAATACTATGCAATGATTGTGTAGGATCATCCTGTCCTGAAGCTATATCGCCAAACATATTCAGGTTACGCATGATATCTTTTTTATTAACACCATAACCTAATTGTGTTTTTGCACTTCTGCTTAAATCCGAACTTTCAAATGGCGTTTTATCCGCCATTTTTACAATGTTGTTATACATCTGCTTACCACCAACCTCACTACCAGTTAATACCTTAAATGCAATGGTTTGATTTTCCTTTGTGGCAGATTGTTTTAAGGCTTCAGATATGCCTTGTTTAATTCCATAACCAACTGTAGTAGCAATTGCACCTACAACCAGGTTATCACCTAAAGAAGGTTGTTTAATTTCTTTAGCAGCTAGGTTACCTTCATGCCTTGCAGCAAGCATGGTAAGCCCCTTTAACCTTCTTTTATTAAAGCCAATTTCAGCAAGGTTATTACTCTCTTGAATTTTTCGTTCAACCTTGCTTATTTCATCTAAGAGGCTTCGATAACTACCTCCTAAAGCCCTGTTGCTTTTAATAGCTTTTGAAGCTGCGTTTTCACTTGCTTTACCAAACCCAGTTATTTTATTTGCACCGCTACTGATTGCTGCATTTACATCGTTAATTGCATTTCTTACACTACGCATTCCATCCTGACCAGCTTTAGCAATTTTTGCTAATCCGCTAGACATCATATCTTTCATTTTTACATAAAACTCAACGATGTTGGACATTTAATAATGCTTGTAATTGTTTGTTTAAACTTTCTTCACTTTCCATTTGCCTAATCCGCATGATATGGGCAGTTTTTATGGCCAATTCGTCTTCTGACATTAGCGAAGCATCACGGCCTGTATAATACTCAATGATGGTTTCAAAAAAGCCGAACACATCATGTTCGGCTTTTTTAGATGCTTCGCTTATCTTTTTAGGAAGGCCACTTTTTTACCTTCCAGAATTTTATTAAACTTCATGGAAGCAGGAATAAAATATTCATCTTCCGTAATGATGATACATTTATCAGGTTCTTGAGTAGTGCTTCCATCAGGCTCTACTGATGCAACAAAGCATTCACGCATACACTGTTCTAAGAACACACTCATGCCTTCATCTTCCAACTTACTCATGGCAAATGATAATGTATGCCTGTCAATGGGTTTCATCAAAGCAAGTGCTTCAATTTTTTCACCAGTTTCATCCATTACTGGTAGAAACCAAATACCCTTATTAGCATTGCTCATTTTTACAACTTCATCTTGCCCAAATTTTTCATTTGCCATTTCATTGCACTTAGCAAGTAATTCAGCTTCTTTCTTTTTTTGATCACGATCCCTTTTTTGTTTAAGAGACTCATTATTATTTTCTTTTTGCTGGAACATAGTATTTAGGTTAGTTTAAAAAATTATTTAAAACTATTTTTCATGGCAATAAATGGAAGTGGTACTTCAGTCATTTTAGCACCTTGCTCCATTGCAGCTTTCAAACTTGTAAATGAAATCCCTGCTGATGTTATAGTTCTAGTTTTACTAGTAGCAGTTTTTTTGAAACTACATGTGCCAGAAATTAATTCATGTGGCACTTCAGTAATATCTTCATATCCTGCTGCCTGTGCAGCTTCATTGAGCAAGTCAACCTCATATTTCAACAGCTTATAATTTCCAGGATAGCTTTTATTCCCACTCTGAATATCTATTGGTTCATCACCAGCACCGTATAGATATTCTTTATCAAAATTCTTTTCAAATTCAAATCCACGTATACCTACAAATGTTCTACCTAAAACCTTTAGGGTTACTTTTTTCCATGCACATTCATCAGTTGAGAATCCCATATAAAATAAATTAAGTTGTAAAAATTATTTTATCACTTTATTATTACAATAAAGCTTAATTGCCTGCTGTTAATCCAATTTCTATTTCAATAAAAGTGTTATATCCCTTTGGTCTAACCTTTAATTTTATTCTTGTTTTGGACGTTTCAATAATATTGACAGTACGATTAACTTCGGCTATAAATCCACTCAATCTATCAGCCAATGAAATATTCACACGTTGCGTTACAACATCTTCTAAATGCTTTGCATCAATTTCTTTAATAGTACCATCTTCATTGGTGTCAACTTCACCTTCTAAATCATTTATGTAAACATCAGTTGCAACTTTAGCCACTGCATCAATCAATGCTCCGTGTACTAATATTTTAAAGTCATCATCACTGGCCATATTATCTATGCCAAAGTAAAAACCTGCTTTATTTGGATAAGTTACGTAAGAAATATAACCAAGGCTATGAAGTTCATCAGTACTTAAATAACGTTCTGGTTTAGCAGTAACACCATTAGCGAACGCTGTTTTAGTTACAGCCATTGTAGCTGTACCAATGAACGAATAAATCTGTATAAATAATGTACCAGTATTTAAAGTGTCTCCACTACCTAAAGGTGCAGATATTGTAACAACAGAACCAGCAACACTTGCTGCATATCCAGTATTGGCAGTATTAGCATTTATGGCAGCAGCAATAGCTGTAGCAACAGCTGCTGTAGTAGCATCACCTGCAACTTTTTTATAGTACCCTAAGTATATCCAATTACCAACTGGCGTAACTGAATAAATATCAATATAATCATCATCTGTACCCTTATTGGTAATTGTCAAAGTACTTGTAGAAAGTACTTCTACTACAGCAGGAATTAACAAACCATTTTCGCCTAACTCTTTTGTTCCAATAAATATTTTTGAGGCACTCAATGAGCCGTTAGCTGTTTTACCTAGTTTAATATGACAAGCATATTTAACCTTACGACCAAGTACTAATCCAACTGATGATGATTTTCCTGAAATAGTATTGCCTAACGCTACCCCTACATATCCATTATTAGCTTTTTTGGGAGTGTAAATATTTGTGCTAGTTTCATCAGAAATTCTACCCTCAATAATAATCCTTGTGTATAATAGATTATTATTAAGTCCTTGGCAAAATACTTTAGCAGCGGCAACTGCATTAGGTACATCTGCATCTATGTAATTAGCACCAGCATCATAACCATTTGGTGGCGTTCTAAAAACGCCTAAATAGGCTATATCTCCTTTACCATATTTGATAAGTTTATTACCATATACAAGACTAGTAATATCTAACATTTGTGTCATGGTAACAGTATTTGCTACAAGCAACCAATAACTCTTTTGACTTGCTCCAAGTTCAGTATAAAAATCAGAAATTTCTTTATAAGCTCTTGGCTCAGTAAGTGCAGTAATACCCAATGCTTCTGCTTCCTGAGTATTGTTAATTATGAAAACCTTGTTAAGATTTCCAACAGTGAAACCTGTGCCAATAAAGGCTGCGAAACCATCAATATTAGCTACTGGAGAAACTATATTTCCATTGCTAAATGATGTTGTAACTTTCGGTGTACTGCTGCTCATATTAATTCTTTAATTTTTTAATGCTATTGCTGGCTATTATAATTGGTTTAAATTATTTTTTGCCTCCTACTTTTTCAATTAGTTCTTCAACCTTCGCAGGCTCTTCAATCTTCACAAATGAAGGATTCTTATAAATAACTACTTTTTTATTAGAATGTCGGTTTACCCAGTTATCAGCTTCAACTTTTGAAGGATGTAATACACCTTCAAAAGTTTCAAAACACTCTTCTAAATTTGGATATGCTAAAAAGTATTCGTTAACTGAATTAGGATTCATACTCTTGATTTTGAAACAAATTTTTATTCAACAGTTATAAACACTTTTTCTTCTCTTTTCAAGGCTGCTTCAAGCTTTGGATAAAACTTATTAAAAGATGCACGGCTATTGCTAATCCAGTCTGCAGTTCTTGCTTCTCCCAATAAAATACAACCCAACGTATCTTCTTCACTATTGCCTGGGTGAATGCGTATGTACTCGTAACCTGGTACTTTTAAAAGCAACGGCATTACTCTATGGAATAAACCACTTTCGCTGGTAGTTACTTGGTAACGTCCTGTTGGTATAGCTGTTTTACCATACACTTTTGTTTTAGCAATTTCATCAAGTGTCATAGAACTTTTAAGTCCACGAAACTTATCTTCTAATGTGAAACATTCGAACACTCCATCAACAAATAATTTACCTGTTGTGCTATGCTCAGTAAAAATGTCACGTATTAATTTTATTTCCATTTTGAAAGAAGGTGTTTAATTAAACTGATCAACGGATTTCTAAATAGCCAAATAAGCAACAGCAATAAAATGCCATGTAAATACCAATGCCATTGTGGTGTATATTCTACAAGCTTATCAACAGGTACATACTTTGTTTCAGTAACTGTCTTAAGGCTATATTTTTCTTTAGTAAGCTGTTCATAAAGAAGCTTGATTACTTTGTTTAAACTATCCTGATGGCAGGCAATTTCAAGCTTTCCATTTTTAATGGTTACAGTAGCTTTTGTACGTCCAGATTCGCTGGTACTTTCTTTGCTATAATTAGCTTCAGGACAAGGCAATGTATCGTGAATGTTAACACTATCACCAGCTATATAAATAGTTGTATCTTTTGGTATGACTACTTTACGTTCAATAATGCTATCGCGATAAACAGTTTCAGTAGTTGTTTTTGCAGTTTTGCAACCAATGCTTAACAGCATTGCAAATACACTTAACATTATAGAAAAAATAAACTTCATATTACTGTACTTTTTTACTTTGTGTAAATAACCAGCCAATCACACCAACCAAACACATGTCGAAAAACTTATCAATCAATGGTCTGTTTTCTGGTGGAATAATTCTAAAAGAAGCAACTAATGCAATTACTAAACAGCCGATGATAACTATACAGGCTACTGCATTTTGAATAATCACTTTGTTAATTTTCTCCCACATAAATCACTTCTTTTTAATCTTCAAATAAATATTAATGCTGTTGTATATTATAGTAGAAATTCCTGCAAGTATTGCAACCAGTGTTGCAACAATACCTAGATCACTTTTTGTTACATGTCCAATCCAGCTAAATACAATTGTGCATGTATACCCACATATACTTCTAACATCTAACCACATCAATTCAATTTTGAAAGTTTTTAAAAAGTAGGCCGTTGCCAGCCTACAGTATTCAACCTAAACCAACAGCCATGTTAATAAAGGATTTATAACTATTCGTCAGGTCTTCGCAACACTGAAAATATTAGGTAACTAACCTGTGTACCAGTTGTAGTAAAATTGGCACGGTAACTATTGTAGTATGTTGCAGATATTGAGAATAATTTAGTTTGTGCAGCTACATCACTAAGTACCAGGCTATCTAATTTTTGCCATTGACTTCCATCAACTGTAGCTTCTAAATAAACCTTACCTGCAACCGTGCCACTTACTTTGGTAACACTGGCCTGAAAGGCTTTAACCTTGCTTGCTACACTGTTATAGTTTACATAGCTGATAACTGTTGCACTAACATTTGTATTTGTATCCTTTGCACTAATGTCACGCTTTTGTGCATTGGCTGTAATCATGGTTACAGCAGCCAATAAAATGAATAATAATTTTCTCACGTTTGTATTTTTTAAGATTTTTATAATCAGCACCAGCCTTACGGGGCTGGCACTGATTTTATTTCAGAGTGTTATAAATTTGAGAGAGAGATTAGGCAGCAACAGTATCATCAACTACTGCTATAACACCATTTGATCTTAGTGCTTTTCCGCCTAGTCTTACAAAAGCAGAAAAGATGTCACCATAGTACAATGCCTGTCCAGGATTATCAAACACTTCGACTGTACCTAATGCCCTTTCAACAGCGGTTTCAACATAAAACAATGAAGCTGAACGGTCATCGGCTTGAGGTGCAAAAATCAAATCTCCATCATCGTTTTGTTCCTGCTCATCCACTGGAACAAGGATGCCACCAGCTAATCTGTAACGCAATACAGAAGAACGCATTAAAATATCAATGCCCATGTAGCGGCCAATAACCCCATTTTTTAAATCAGCAACAGCGTTAAAGTTTGTCTTTTCAGCATCAGACAGACTTTCAAAAAATTGGTGGTAGTGAGCTGCTGTTAACAATGCAGTTTTTTTGAAGGCATTGAAATTCTTTTTATCAAACTTCTTTGCAACCTTCTTGAATTCAGTTTTAGTAAAAACCCTTCTTTGTCCAGTTGCCACATCATCAATCAAATCTTCAGCAGTTCCGTCACCTGTGGTAAGTATAACACCTGAAGCTGCTGGTGCCCACCTGTACAACAGGCCATCCATTGCTTGCTGAATAAGGTTTGCTTGGTCTTCACCCACAACACTCATACGTTTATCATACTCATACTCGTATTCATCAAGCTTGGCAATTCGTCTAGGTAATGCGTAGTAAGTATCCAGTGCATAAGTCAATTCAGCATCAGCCCTTGTAGTAGCTGATTGAGGAAAATTGTTGAGGTTTTTGCGAACACCTGAAGGAGCACCAGCTACAGCTTTATGTACTACTGCACCTGCCAATACATAGGAATCAGCATTAACGCAACGTTTTGCAAAATCGTTGTTTTTGTAAAGGTTATCAACGATGTCCTTTTCCCATATTTCCCGTTTAAGAGGCATAGTATTTAATTTAATTTTTTAAAAATTGGCTTGCTGCTGGCTGATTTTGATGTTATAAAAACTATTCAAACTCCTTTTTAAATGTTGCTTTGTATTTGTCCTTAAACACATCAAAGGCAATAGCTTTTAACTCAGTCAGTTCACCTGACTTATCCATTTGATTCCATGTTTTTGCCGATAATTCTTTAATCCTTTCAGCATTAACCCCAGAACCAATGCTTGCGACAATTCCAGTATAAACAGGCATTGCATCAACCAAAGCTTTCAATTCAGTTGGCTTACCAGCGTAAGCAGCTTTCAACTTATTACCCACTTCAACTGTGAACTTTTTATTGGTAACGCCATCAGCAATTAAGTTCTCAATAGTTGTTGCATCTTGGCTTGTTTTGAAAGCTTCCAAAGCATCTTCAGCAGTTTTCTTAGCTGTTCTGGCAGCAGCTAAATCACTTATAAGGTTAGGTACTTTTGCAGCTTCAGCAGCAAGGCTGGCTAATGCTGTGCCAACAGCATTTGTATCAGCAGTTTCAGCTTTCAAATTCAGTAAACCGAGTTGCTCGGCTGTTAAAAAAAGTTGTTTCATTAATAGTGATTTTTGATTTGCAATTAGGTCTTCCAGTTTCAAAAGGTTGTTATCCTTATCGTACAGTTCAGTTAAAGCATTAAAATTGCCAGGCACATCAACTAAGGAGCATTCACGGTTAAACCACTTGCTAACAGATGGCCCTTCTTGCCCATCCATATAATCAGCAGGGTTGGTACTAATTTCAAGAACAACAAAATTTCCAAATGAAGCAGCGTTTAAAAAACCGCTTTCTACTTCTTCAACTGTTCGTTGTCCCCTTGGGTGGTTTAGATTTATACAAGGCTTACCATATACTTTATCACCATCCACTCTTAAATTTTCCCATTTAACCAATACACCTTGTTCACGTGGGTGTTCATCTGTGCCATGCATGTAATAACCTATAGGGTTTTTCATGAACTCGGCCAGCAAATAACCACTGGTAAGCAACCTGTATTTATAGCTATTTAAAGAACTATCCGATAGCAAAAAATCTTTGTCAATCTTTTTAAACTTGTCAGCCATTTTATGCTTTCGTTGTGTTGAGGATGTAAAATTGCAATGCTCTGAAACCCTTTCAAAATGGGCTTTTTATCACACTTTACCCACTGCGGAACACTACTGTACAAATTGCGGTATGATACTTTTTTTAGTTGCAAAAAAGGAGT